AGTTAGAAGAGATAACATGACTATTAATCCTAAGGACAGAACTTTTCAATTTGCTCAAGGCCAGTCCCTGACCGCGATAATAAATCAGGTTATTCTAAGCTCGGAATATGCCAAAGAAGCCATAGATCCTAAATCAAAAACTGGTCGAACCGCAGACGGATTTATTAAGTGGTTTAGATTAGACGTTCAAATAGAACTCTTAGATTATGACATAGTTACCGGTGATTTTGCCAAGAGATTCACATATAGAGTTGTGCCGTTCTTAGTTCACGAATCAATATTTTCAAATCCAACTTCGGTACCCAACTATGCCCCTATAAAGAAAAAAATTACTAAGGCATACAATTATCTACACTGGACAGAATGTTGATGTTCTAAGATTTGATATTGAAATTAAAAACTCTTTCTTTACAGGAACCCCGCCCGGTAATCCAGCGGACAGTGCTAAAGCGTCTGATCCAAATACCAGTGGAGGCCCAGCACCTCAACAGAACAAAGAAGCTAAAGCAGGCAAAGGCGCTGCGGTTGCTGCTGCTTTAGCCACAGGCGGCAGAAAGAGAAATCGCAGAACCCCGGACGCTTTAGACGATAAAATCAAAGGCGGATCGAGACAACAGGATGTTGAACAAGCAGTAGCAGAAGCTTTTCATAAAGCATTTACTCAGAATCAAACAGAAATGGTTACTATTAACATAGAAATCCTAGGAGATCCTTATTGGATAGTAGATAGCGGATTTGCTAATTATTTTGCTCCTGCTACAGAAAATAATTCTCAAATAACCGAAGACGGCACAATGAATTATGAAGGCAGTGATGTATACATATATCTAACATTTAGAACACCGTCAGATATCAATGAAGGAAATGGAACCTATGAATTTTCCTATGGCGGCAAAGAAAGTCCCTTTAGCGGTATTTACAAAGTCAATCAATGTGAAAGTGTATTCACTGATGGTACTTTTAGACAAAAACTTTCTTGCATGAGAATGCCAAGTCAGGATATAGAATACAAAGAATTACCACCAGAAGCAGGTCAAACTATTAGAGCGCAAAACGGTGATGAAGGAGCATACGAGTTTGGAACTCAAATACCTGATCGTAATAGTGTATCAGATACCGCTACAAAAATAAGAGCAGTCCCAACAAGTGAAGACGCACAACGTCGTGCAGCTCTAACAGGTAGAATAGGATAAAAAATGGCAGAAGATAAACGCTCGTCGGCGGAATTAACAAACTCTAGAGGAATAGGCAACGGTCCTTATCTTGCAAGGATTATCAGCCATCTTGATCCAAGTTTTATGGGTAGCCTCGAAGTCACATTGCTTAGAGACCAAGGTAATACCATAGGACAAGATACTCAGACCTATGTAGTGAGTTGCGCTCAACCATTCTTTGGATATACCGGATTTGAGTTCATGGGCCAGAATTCTGCGATAGCGAAACAGACTCAAGGAGAACAGGCGCTAGGACAAAGACCTAGTGCTGCAGGATCTACCACAGCAGAAGCCTACAACGACACACAAAAATCCTATGGCATGTGGTTCGTACCACCGGATGTCGGAGTCACAGTATTGGTAGTATTCATAGACGGTGATCCATCACAAGGATACTGGATAGGATGTGTACCTAGTAGATTTGCAAATCATATGGTCCCGGCGATCGGAGGATCTACGGAACTTGATATAGATGCTGCTGACAAGAGAAAATACGGAGTAAATCAAGACGTTACTAAAAGAACACCGCTACCAGTAGCAGAAGTTAATAGAAAGTTAAATTCTAAAGACCAAACTATTGATGTAGAAAAAATTCCAAAAGCAGTTCATCCTATTGCAGATAGATTTTTAGAACAGGGATTATTAGAAGACGATGTTAGAGGAGTCACAACAACGTCAAGTAGAAGAGAAGCACCAAGTATGGTATTTGGTATATCCTCCCCCGGCCCAGTAGATCGCAGAGAAAATGCTAAACGTGCAAACATCGGATCAATAGACGGACAAACAAGTTCTCCTGTGCCTATCAGCAGATTAGGCGGAACACAATTTGTCATGGATGACGGGGATGATAGATATCATCGAGCAACTTCCGCAGCTTCGGGTCCGGTAAAATACATCGACCTTCTTGAAAAGAAAGTCGTAGGCACAGGCGAAACAGCAACCAACGCCGGCGAATCAACGATTCCTTATAATGAATATTTCCGTGTAAGAACCAGAACCGGGCACCAGATATTGATGCACAATTCAGAAGATCTAATTTACATTGGAAATTCTAGGGGAACCACATGGATTGAATTGACGTCAAATGGTAAGATCGATATCTATGCTCAAGACAGTGTCAGTATTCATACAGAAACTGATCTCAATGTATTCGCCAACAGAGATATTAATCTGGAAGCCGGCAGAAACATCAACATGAAATCTGGAGGCAGACTAAAGGCAGACATAGGAACCAACATGGAACTGCTGATAGGAGCAGATGGAAAAATCACTGTGGGTTCAAACTGGGATCAAAAAATAGGCGGAACAACAAAATTAGCGTCAACAGGTAATATCAACGTTGTTTCTGCAGCCAACAATAGATTTACTTCAGGAGCGAGTACACATATAGCAGCAGCAGGAGAACTCAGAGAAAGTGCCAGCACGATACATATGAATGGAGATTTAGCTGATGTAGCTGATGTAGCAGAACAGGTAATACCATTAACAACACATGCTAATCCAGCTACGTCCACTTCAGCTGACTGGGCAACAGCAAAATATCAATCAGGAACTATATCCAGCATTATGAAGAGAATACCGATGCACGAACCGTGGCCCCTGCATGAAAATCAAGTACCCCAATTCTTAACGCCAACAAATACAGATAGGGATACCTAGGAGATAGTATGGCAAATAAATTATACAATCAAAAAACTGTCGCAACTAACACAGCTTCTGTAGGTGATAAAGGCGGCACATTTACCTACAAGGGATTCAATTCTAAAGAATCATCTAAGAATTATAAAATCTATGACATTGATTTAGTCAAACAGGATTTGATCAATCATTTTTATATTCGCAAGGGCGAGAAATTAGAAAATCCAGAATTTGGTACTATTATTTGGGATATGCTATTTGAACAATTTACTGAAGATGTTAAAGAAATGATAGCTAAAGATGTAGAAACAATAATCAATTACGATCCGAGAATTGTAGTAAACGAAGTTTTGATTGATAGTACAGATATTGGAATACGCATACAGGCAGATGTCACATACATACCGTTCAACATCAATGAACGCATGACGTTTGATTTTGACAAGAATAATTCTATCATTAACTAAGCAGTTAATTTTGTTTGGTAAATATGATATAGGAACTGACAATGACAACAACTAGTAGACAAAATAACCTAATACTCAATGAAGATTGGACCAGAGTCTATCAGACATTTAAGAATGCTGATTTTAAATCATATGACTTTGAAAATCTACGCAGAGTTATTATCACGTATCTAAGAGAAAATTATCCAGAAGATTTTAATGATTACATTGAATCGTCCGAGTATATGGCTCTTATTGATGCAGTGGCATTTCTAGGACAGAGTCTAGCTTTCCGTATTGATCTTGCATCAAGAGAAAATTTTATTGAGCTAGCAGAACGCAAAGAAAGTGTTTTACGTTTAGCTCGCATGCTTAGTTACAACGCCAAAAGAAATATAGCAGCCAACGGATTAATTAAATTTTCCAGTGTAACAACCACAGAAGAATTATTAGATTCAAACGGTAAAAATCTAGCCAATCAGATAGTTTCATGGAACGACCCAACTAATACCAACTGGTTAGAACAGTTTATCACTATTCTCAACGCAGCCATGGCCGACAACACAGAATTTGGTCGTAGCCAAGGATCTGGAACAATACAGGGAATTCCCACAGAACAATATAGATTCAAGACAATCAGCACTGATGTTCCGATCTACACATTCAGCAAAACTGTAGCAGCAAGATCTATGACCTTTGAAATAGTTAGTACAGCTTTCAAAGACAGCGATGCGGTTTATGAAGAACCGCCGGTACCGGGAAACCAACTGGGATTTATATATCGCAATGATGGTAAAGGTCCAGGAAGTCAGAACACTGGATTTTATCTATTGTTTAAACAAGGTAGCCTAGAACTTGCAGATTTTTCTATTGATGTTCCAACAACCAATGAAACAGTTGCAGTTGATAGTGCAAACATTAACAATGACGATGTATGGTTGTTTAGCTTAGGAAGCGGCGGAAATCAATTAGATCAATGGACTCAAGTCGCCAGTTTAATTGGTAATAATATTGCTTATAACAGCATTACACAAAACATTAGAAATATCTATTCAGTTGAAACCAAAGAAGAAGACAGAGTTGATTTAGTATTTGCTGACGGGGTTTATGGAAATTTACCACAAGGTGCATTTCGTGCCTACTATAGAGTCAGCAACGGATTAAGTTATACTATCGCTCCTGCAGAGCTGCGAGGAATTAATATTTCAATTCCATATGTTAGCAAGAACGGTCAAGCACAAACATTAACTGTGGGATTGGCTCTTCAATATTCTGTGGCTTCAAGTGCTGCATCGGAAGATATCGATTCAATTAGAACCAATGCTCCTGCGGTGTATTATACGCAGAATAGAATGATCACTGGAGAAGATTATAATCTTGCACCATTGTCTAGTTCACAAGACATATTAAAAATTAAATCTATAAACAGAACATCCAGTGGCATCAGCAGAAATTTTGAAATACTTGACGCTAGCGGAAAATACAGCAGTATAAATGTGTTTGCCGACGACGGTTTTATCTATAAAGAACAGGTAGAAAGCCAATTAAATTTTAAATTCACCAGTAGAATTGAAATATTAAATTTCATTAGACGCAGTGTCGAACCTGTGTTTACTGACACTGATGTATATAATTTTTATATCACTAAATTTGATAAAATTCTTTTTACAGATTTAAACAGCGTTTGGCAAAGCGTTACTTCAGACGTTAATATGGCTACTGGTTATTTTAAAAATGTAGTTGACAATTCTCTGTTAAAGGTCGGAGTATATTCTACCAGCAGTTTAAAATATCTTTCTTCAGGTGCACTAATTAAATTTGTTCCTCCTAGCGGATATGCCTTTAAGAAAGGAGAGCTGGTATTGATTGATTCTAACGACTCAGAACAAACAGATAGGCTCTGGACCAAGACTGTTAGAATAGTTGGAGATGGAACCAATGCTGGTAGAGGAGTATTAACTACAGGACTTGGGCCAATAACTTTTAATGATCCTGTGCCAACCGGTGCAATAGCCAGTCGAATCGTTCCTAAGTTTGTTAATGATTTACCTACAGCACTAGAAACAGAAATAGTCAATCAAACGTTCCAGGGATTAAACTTTGGTCTAAGATTTGATGTGCCTACTTCAGCATGGAAAATAATTTCAGCCAGCGATATAGATCTAGTATCTAATTTCAGTCTAGGTCAAGCAGGAAACACCACAAACAGTAATTTAGATGCATCTTGGATATTGGCGTTTGTGAAAGATGTAGATCAATATGTGATAAGAATTCGTGGATTAAATTATGTGTTCGGTAGTGTAGAACAAAATAGATTTTATTTTGATGCCAATGAAAAACAATACAACGACAACCTAGGACGAGTGGTCAAAGATCAGGTGAAAGTTCTAGGAATCAACAAATCTAGTACAGGATCAGCTGCGCCTATTGGTAATGATTTTATCTTTGAAATTGATGACACAATTAAATTTGATGATGGATATGAAAGTTCTATAGAAATTAAAGTGGCATTTTCTGATCGAGACGATGACGGTGTTGTAGATAATCCAGAATCCTTTGAACAGATAGTAGGTGAGGACACACAATTAAATTATTTGTTTTTTGAAGAAATAATTGACGAGGCCGGCTCTCAGGTATATCAATTAGTAGACAATTCAGACGATCTAATATTAATAGTTGAAAGAGAATCATTGGTTACGATTTCTAACTATAATGACGGACAATTAATATATTTTTATGATTCTGCAGAAGATCAAGTTAAACGTGTTGATAGAATAACCAATACATTGATATTAGAGAGCACATACAAGGGTGTGGTTGGTCGAGATAAACTTAAATTTCAATATGTACACAATGCCAGCGTTGATAGAAGAATAGATCCTAGTGTAAGTAATATCGTTGATATTTTCTTATTGACAAGAAGTTATGATTCCGCATTCAGAACCTATCTAACAGGAGGCACAGATACAGAACCCGAAGCACCCAACAGCGACAGTTTGAAGATCAGCTTCGGTAGTAAATTAGATGCTATTAAATCTATCAGCGACGATATCATTTACCACCCGGTGAAATACAAAGTATTGTTTGGTGCCAAAGCAGAAACAAAATTGCAGGCACAATTTAAAGTGGTCAAAAATCCTAATCAAACAATTAATGACAATGAATTAAAAGTTAGAATAGTTACTGCTATTAATGAATTTTTTGACATCGCAAACTGGGATTTCGGTGATAGATTCTATCTCAGCGAATTAGTTACCTATGTGTTAAATCAAGTAGCACCTGACATCAGTAATATAATAATAGTACCAAGACAGACCAGCCAATCATTCGGCAGTTTATTTGAAATACAAAGTGGCCCAGATGAAATTTTCGTTAATGGAGCTACAGTA